ACTAGATCAACTTCCCATCTACATCGACGATACGCCCGGAATGACCGTCGAATACATCTGGCGCCAAACGAAAGCGATGAAGAAGAAGCATGCCAACTTGATCGTCTATATCGATTACCTGCAGCTGATCGAAACAGAGAAGAAGTTCAGCCAGACCTCAGATCGGGTGAATTACGTCTCCAAGCAGTTGAAAAAAATGGCGCGTACTTTCGACATCCCGGTGGTGGCGATCAGCTCGGTTGGCCGCAAATGCGAGGAACGGAATGACAAGCGCCCGATGATGTCCGACCTACGTGAATCCGGGAACATCGAATTTGACGCTGATGTGATCATCTTCCTGTATCGGGACGACTACTATTACCCTGACACCCCTTGGAAAGGTGTAATCGAGCTGATAGTGGCGAAGGGTCGGAAGATCGGAACAGGAACGATTCAGATGTTTTTCAACCGCAAAAACGGACGGTTTACGAATCTTAGCGAGGATGACAAAGCACGGCTGCGGGAGAAGGTGCAGGAGTATGAGCAGACGAGAAATCGAAAACGATGAGGTGTTTCGCAAGGCTGAATATGAAAAATTCAAACTTGCTGCCGAGTTGGATGACCCTCTGAGCGGGATGACACCGGAGGAACGTAAGCGGAAAATGGCGATCTACGACCGCACATGTGAACTGATTGAGCGTTACCGGCGTGGCAGGATGGTACAAAAATACCCGGGACTGCGCGAGCAATTCCGCATACTCGGATGGGAGTTTCAGGAGTTTGAAGGTGAGTATGATCCGGCTCATGATTTCCTCGAGACCGATCCGCCTCCAACATCACCGCCTGAAACCGCACCCGCGGCGGAAACGGCGGCGGCGAATAAACCAGCAGCACCGCCGGTCGAGCCGAAACCGATGAAGTCGGGCATCGCAGCCTGGCTGGACGAAGACGATTGAAAGGAAGGTGTGAAATGTACAACGTTGAAGCGATCGTAAAATTCAATGACGGAATTGCCTATGTTCTGGACAAACCTGTCAAATTCAAATATTACAAGCACGGCAAACTGATCATAGGTTTAGACGATTCATGTACATTCGTGCAGTGCTATCACTACGATCGGCCAACTCCAGGATTTTACGCCTTTGGAGGCCATAAGTTTGATCTTCAACTAGAAAACGGTGAGATAGAACACTGTTACGGGCAATGGTGGGACGGAGGATATGGCAAGGCAGAACAACTGCTTGGGGAAGAATTCGTCCATGTTACCTATAACACGGTCGATGATCTCCGAAATTGCTATGTGTTCTACGGTTGTTGCGCCATCAAAAGCAATTTGAACGAACTCCGGAGCAGCTATTCTGGAAAGATTCACGGCTACCGGGAATATGAGGCAATCTTAAAAGGATGGGAGGCACCGCTCAGATGAAGATCACAATCTCAAAGCAAGAGCTTCATGAGGCCCTGCAGCATGTGTCTAAGGCGATCAGTGGCAGGGCCACTGTACCGATCCTAACAGGCGTAAAACTGGACGTATTTCGGACAGAGGGCGTCAAGCTCACGGCCAGCGACATAGATACTACAATCCGAGCAGAGATCCCGGCGGAGGATGGGGCTGTGACGGTGCACGAAGCTGGTAGCGTTGTCCTCCCGGCCAAGTTCTTCGTCGAGATCATCAAGAAGTTGCCAAAGGAGACGGTGGACATCGAGGTTCAACCAGGATTCGCCACGCTGATCACTTCAGGTAAAACGAAGCTGAATCTGGTCGGAATGGATCCGGAGGAGTTCCCGGCGACACCGATTGGGGACGAGGACCCGACGTTATCGCTGCAAGGAGACGAGCTCAAGGAACTGATCAGGTCAACAACGTTCGCGGTTTCCACCAACGAAACCTCCCCAATTCTGACCGGGGTCCTTTGGGAGTTATCTGATGGCCGGCTGCAGCTGACCGCGACAGATCGACACCGGCTGGCCCGCGTTGCAGTTGATGGAGCTACTGACCAGGAGATCAGTTTCCACAACGTGGTCATTACAGCCCGGACGCTGAACGATCTGGCCAAGATCATTAGCGACGATAAAGAGGTACAAATCTCAGTTGGCACCAGTCAGGTATTGTTCCGCGCTGGACGGGTTAATTTCTTCTCTCGCGTGCTAGACGGCAACTACCCGGATACGTCGAAGATCATTCCGACAACGTTTCAATCGGAGTTGGAAGTTAGCGCAAAAGCATTCGCGGACTCGATCGATCGGGCGCACTTGCTGGCCCGGGAAGTAAAGACCAACATTGTCCGGTTGGAGGTTGATGCAGAGGGAGCGGTGCGGATCGAGTCAACATCTGATGGGGTTGGCAAGGTGGTCGAGCAGATTGACGCTGACAAATTTACCGGCGACCCGATCCGGATCGCGTTCAACTCGAAATACATGCTGGATGCGCTGAAGGCCACGGACAGCGATCATCTACACATTGGATTTACAGGTCCGATGAGCCCGATCATCATCCGGCCACAGGGGGGCGGCAGCATTGACAAACTCAACCTGATCCTGCCGTATCGAACGGGTGTATGACGCGGTTTGTAGGAATCGACCCGGCAACTAATACCGGATTTGTCGCCTTAGATGAAAAGGGGAACGTTCTTCGGGCGAAGGAATTAACCGGGGTAAAATCGGACACTCCGCACATGATCCGCACCCTTCACGATGAGATATGGCGGCATCTATATCAGGATGATCTAGTGGCTATTGAGGGCTTCGCGTTAGATGCCCAGGACACGAACAAAGTTTCCAGCGGATGCAACTGGGCGGCCCGGATGGCGACTGACAGGAAAGTTGGAGCATTCATCTCCCCACGGCCGATCCAACTTAAGAAATTCGTGGATGTTTCCGAGTGGGAGCCTGATCCGGATAGGCCAGGTAAGAAGCGGCGACTTACCGGGAAAGCAGTCAAAAAGATGGTCATGGAACAGGTTGAGCTGCGATGGGGATACAAGCCACCAACCGACAACATAGCCGACGCCTATGTCTTGGCGAAGATAGCCGAGGCCGTGCACGATGTTAAATGCATCGAGGAGAATCTCGGCGATTACCCGCCATACCAGCAGGAAGTCATAATGGCGATCATCGACCCGAGCACGGTCAAGAAGCCCAAGAAAACCAAACCCAAAACGAACAAACGGCGCGGGAAGCCTGCGGCGGCGGACGGTCACATCCATTTAGCAGAACAACAGTTCTTATTTTGAAGGAGGGGGAGCATGCAAGAGCTCATTGTTGATAATTTTGCCGGTGGAGGCGGCGCCTCAACGGGGATCGAGTTGGCAATCGGCCGCAGCGTAGATATCGCGATCAATCATGACCCTGCAGCGATCGCCATGCACCGAGCGAATCACCCGGAGACGGAGCACTACTGCGAATCAGTTTGGGATGTTGATCCCCGGGAGGTGACCAGTGGGAGACCAGTGGGGCTGGCGTGGTTTTCTCCGGATTGCAAGCACTTTTCGAAAGCTAAGGGCGGAAAGCCCGTTGAAAAGAAGATCCGGGGTCTTGCGTGGATCGTTCTCAAATGGGCCGGTAAGGTTCGCCCCCGGGTTATCATCCTTGAAAATGTGGAGGAGTTCAAGACTTGGGGCCCTGTGAGAAAGGGCCGCCCGGTAAAGAGCAAGAAAGGCCAGACCTACGAACAATGGAAATCACAGCTTGAGAGCCTTGGATACATCGTGGAAAGTCGGGAGCTGCGGGCCTGCGACTACGGCGCGCCTACCATCCGTAAGCGTCTATTTATTGTTGCTCGCTGCGACGGCCGCCCGATCGTATGGCCGAAACCAACGCATGGAGATCCAGAGAGCGAGGAGGTCAAGGCTGGCAAGCTTAAACCTTGGCGGACGGCAGCGGAGATCATCGACTGGTCAATCCCGTGTCCGAGTATTTTTGAGCGGAAGAAGCCGCTGGCGGAGAATACGATGCGCCGGATCGCCCGAGGCATTCAGCGGTACGTGATTGACAACCCTAAGCCATTCATCATTAAGGTAAATCACCTCGGCGAGCAATTTCGTGGCCAAGTGCTGGACGAACCTCTCCAGACCGTGACAGCGAAAAATGGATGGGGAATAGTGACTCCTGTCCTTGGGGTCAATACTACGAGGCACCCGGGCAGCTCACCAAATGCCCCACTGAGGACGGTGACGACAGGTGGCCACCATATGCTAATTACCCCCCATATTACGAAATTCCGAGGGGGAGCGACGGGGCACGGTGTCGATGAACCATTACACACGGTAACATCCGGCGCGGGCGCGAGCCGCCCTGCAGGAGCCGCCCACGCGCTTGGTATGGTTGCAGCATTTTTGACGCAATACCACTCCTATGACGACAGCGCCCGGGGGCAAACGATGAAACGTCCGTTGTTGACCCAAGACACTAGCAACAGGTACGGGCTGGTTACCTCGCACTTGGTCAAACTGCGCGGAACCTGCCAGGACGGCCAGCCGGTCACTGAACCGATGCCAACGATCACAGCCGGCGGTATGCATGTCGGGGAGGTCAGAGCATTCTTGCTCAAGTATTACGGGTCGGCCGACAACGGACATCAACTGGATGAGCCACTGCACACGATCACTACAAAGGATCGATTTGGTCTAGTTACCATCGAGGGAGTCGACTACCAGATCGTTGACATCGGTATGCGGATGCTGGAGCCTCATGAGCTGTTTGCGGCTCAGGGATTTCCGCTAAACTACATCATCGATGTGGATGCCGACGGCGTGCGGTATCCGAAGAGCGCGCAGGTCGCCCGCTGCGGGAATGCAGTACCGCCGCCATTCGCGGAGGCGCTGGTCCGGGCGAATCTTCCGGAATTGTGTACCGGATCTGGACGGCAGCTCACATTCGAACGGTACAAGCCGGCCGTAGGACAGCTGCAGTTGTCATTATGAGGAGGCAAAGATGATGCAGATCCTCACCCACGACGAATGTATGACGCTGCTGGCTGGTATCCAGGCAGCTCCGCCCGGTGACTGGACGCACGATTTGATCACCATACTTGATGGTCCGGCCCGCCTAGTCGCCCGAGTCGTGATCCCGGATGGGCAGGAGGTAGTGTACTTCCGACATCCGGACGGGGCCGGGGCATGGCCGGCGGCGAATTGGGATCGCTTCGCGTTGGCGCGGGTGCCGCAGCAGGTGGAGCAGATGACGTTGTTTTGATGTTTTATCAACACATTTAGAGTAATTAGGGAGGGAAGGGAGCAATGAAAGGTAAACCGGAGTTTGCAGTATATAAGGGCGATGATTTGCTGGCTATGGGAACGGCAGAAGAATGCGCGGCAAAGCTCGGGGTTACTCCAAAATACATTTACTGGCTCACGATGCCAACGGCTAAACGCCGGCTTGAAGCACGAAAACATCCAGAGAAATGTACGGTTGGGGTCCGTTTGGATGATGATGTGGAGGAGGAATAAAACCGTGGAAAAGACCAATAACGCGTCAGCTCTAATCGTACGTCCTGGTGAAAGCTATACGTTCCAGTTTCTCAATAATCTGCCGATCACATGGATCGTCGATGTGATCAACGAGCAGGAGGACAGGATCTACATCCACAAGAGCGACGGCACGAGCAAGGTGGTAAGCTTCCGGCACTTCATTGACCTATATAAGAGATACGGCGTTACGACTCAGTAGACACAAAAAAGCGCAATAGAGAGGAGTTTTGTGGATGGCTACTGTATGCGAGTTATTGGGAAAGACGATCATCGATATTACCCAAAACTTCAATGACGAATTGATCTTTAAGACTGAGGATGGCTTGACTTATAAAATGCATCATTATCAATACTGCTGCGAAACGGTGGAGATTGAGGACATCGTAGGGAATCTTGCCGACTTAATCAATTCTCCAATCCTTATGGCGGAAGAGGTTTCCCAAGTGGATGAAAACGCCTCTGAAAGCGGAACGTGGACATTTTATAAGTTCGCAACGCTAAAGGGTTACGTGACCATTCGTTGGTACGGAAGTTCGAACGGATATTATTCTGAATCAGTTGATTTTGACTTGATAAGTTAACGCACATTCCGAAAAAAGGGGAAAAGGGGTGTAGAGCATGGATGACCTTTATTTTGCAATGGATAACCCCAAGCAGGCTTTTGTAGCAAAGATGAAGAGTCTCGCAGAAACCACAATAGCGGTTTCAGGTAATTGGGTGCTAAGAAAAGAAGATGACCACTATAGTGTATCCAATTACGGCAACTTCAAGGGCTGGTTTAATTCTTTGGAAAAAGCTTTAAATGTAATTCCACCATATTTCAGAGAATCGATTAAGCGGCAAGCTGATCGGCATAATGCTCCTAAACAAATGGATTTGTTGAGTTTATGAACAATCCGAAAAAAATAGCGAAGTAGAAAGGATTGATATAAATGGCACTTACCCTTGAACAAATGTACGAAATGCAGAAGCAGCTCGACTCCCGGATCATCCGGGAGAAGGGGTTGGAAGGTCGGGATCTGTTGCCGAATACGGTAATGGCCCTGCAGGTAGAGATCGGAGAGCTAGCGAACGAATGGCGCGGGTTTAAGCATTGGAGTAATGATCGGGAGCCGAGGACGCGTGTGAAAGATTGCTTGGGTTGCAGTGGATGCAAATCTTCTGAGGGATGTGAGATTTGTGGCGGAGCAAATCCACTTCTCGAAGAATACGTCGATTGCCTGCACTTCTTCCTGAGCATCGCGCGGCAGCTCGATCTTCCAGCGGATGATCTTTACATCCCGGACGATACGATCGAAGGGGAAACAACAGTTTTGTTTACTGAGCTTTTGCACAATGTCGGGATGATCATGGGACACGAATTTTTATATGAGTGGCCTGAGGACTTCAAAAAGCAGCAAAGAAATTTTTTCCGCGGAGCCCTGGCAGTCTTCTATTCGCTCGGTGAACAACGTCTTGGTTTTACATTCGAACAGATCGCCGACGCCTACGCCGCCAAGAACGCCGTAAACCACGAACGGCAGTCAAGCGGGTATTGAGGTGATCCTGATGTATGACAAGGGGCTTAAGCGGGAGTTTTGGACGCCGGAGCAAATCGCGGAGCATTGCAAGAAAATCGGGGCCGATGGTCCGCCACCCAAGAAGGTACTCGAAAGCCAGCTTAACACCACAGCTCCGCAGCTATCCTCTAAGAGTCGCAAGTACCGGAAACGGGGAGGCGAGTATTAAGATGATCATCTTTTTATCCATCATCGCCGGCCTGTCGTTTCTCGGAACCATAGCTGAGGGAGACCGTAATAAATCGTTCGCGCAAAACCTGGCCATGATCTGCTGTGCGGCGATCGTAGCAATCGCAATTATCGTGATGAATCGATAGAAAGGAGAATTGATCTATGAGTTGGTTGAGAGTAAACATCCAAACAGAGGTAGGTAGTGGGGAGCTGGAAATTGATTCTGCCACTCCGGAAAATAAACAGCACATCATCGAGGGATTTATGCAGGTGTTTGGTGTTAAGCCGAACACTTCCAAGCCGCCCATTCCACAGAGTACTGAGTCACCGCCTGTTAAGAAGGTACTCGCTCCCAAGCCTACGGAATTGCCGCTTGCCGAGAAGAAGATCGACGTTCCGGCGGCAGAAGGTTCAAAGGCGAAATCAGTTATTCAAATAGTCAAACCGCCGCTGATCGGGTCGGACAGGACGTTAGAAACGCCTATTGGTGAACTGGTTAGCAAGTCATTAAAGGCGGAACATCAGCCCACTGATTCGGTGCCAGACCACTACAAGACGGGGATTAAGTACAAGGATGGTGTCCCCCATTACCGCTGCCGGTACTGGTGCAAGAATCCAGACTGCAAACACAAAGGAAACCATTACATTACCGAGGATGAAACGAAAGTTTCTTGTCACGAATGCGGTGAGGAGCTGAAGGTCCGTCCTGCAGCCGAAAGTAAATTGCAAAGAGATGACTGGGGAAACTTCTTCATTGCTGACCATCCGGTCCAATCCAACTGAAAATATTCAATAAACCATTCCGAGAGGGGAAATTAAAATGTCTATCACAATCAAAGCCTTATTTAATAAACAGACTCGCGATAGCAAGAAGGAATCCATGACTTTTTGGGTCAAGGGTGAGGACGAGGACAGAGAAGAGCTTCGGGCGCTTTCCCGGAGCGTGGTTACACTCGAACTTGATGGCGTAGATGGAGTTAGTGTTGAGGCAGAATTTAAGAAACTTAACCGTGACGACAAGAAGACTGTCCTGGAGTTTGAGGTAAAGGGTGGCACATCCGAAGAGAGTAGCAGCGCTTTCTACAGCCGATCTGGGACGGACGTGACCCTGACGATCACCAAGACTGGTCAATCGCTTGAAGAGTTCAGGGAACATCAGAAGAAGTATCGCGAGGGATTGAGAGGGAAAATCAATCCGGACGGAACGGTTGAGGTGGATGATCCTAACCAGGCAAAACTTGATTTCGGCGAAGAAGATGACCCTATGGCTGGAGTTGATTCCGAATCGGATGTTTTGCCGTATTGATTGCCCGCCCCGGCTTCGGCCGGGGTATCCCCTACGATGGAGGTGACCGCGTTTGGGGCAATTAAGCTTTCTACCGGAGATTGACAGGAAGAAGACGCAGGAGGCCGTGGAGCGCGCGCTGGAAAAATACAGATACTATAAATTTCTCTCTGAAGATGAAGAGGAGCGGGAGGCAAGCACGACGGCAAGCTACAGCTTATCTCCCCGAGGTTACACAGGTACTACCAGCGACCAGACAGGGGATATCGCTGTCCACAACGTAGATAAGCAGATTCAACGGAGAAAGTATTGCGAGCGGATCGAGAGAGTTGTCCGCCGGATGCCCCGGATGGAACGGTTTCTGATCGAGGAACGATATTTGACCAAGGAACACGACTACATCACCGATCAGCACGTGTACAATTTTGTGTTCCAGCCGCCGATCAGCTCCGGAAAGT